CCAATGTTTCAGGAGCAGAAGTACGAGGTCTTTGAAGTTGTTGAGGACAGCTTTGAGGCATATGGTGTTTACCATTTAGTATGTTCTGCTAAACTCCTCCGCGATTCTGACGATATTCAGGACACTCCACTTTCCAGGGTCAGTGATGATGTTGGAGGATATGCAGGTATAGATGACTGAATATAAGTATACAGACAATAACGGTCTAAATGTGACCTGGGAAGCCTCCTCAGTACAGAGCAGGAGCGATAAGTATTCTACCAGGGAAGGAGATGTTCGTGCAAAGTTATTTAAGATGACTCAAGCGAAAACTAATATCTCCTTCATCTACAGAGAATCTTTGAGATCCATGATCGCATCTTTTAATGATATCGGACACTTCAATTCAGAAGATAAGTTTGTAGATATCAAATGTATTCACGGTAATGCTGAAAGGGCCATAGCTAAACTCAAGCAGGAAAACAGCATCATCTTACCAATGATCTCGGTTGCTCAGACCATTTCTGACAATGACGATGAGCGCAGACGCTATGAAAGCGTTCTAGTTCATGAGAAGTATTGGGATGAAGAAAAACATAGAGCAATCAGAATCCTAAGCCTGTCGCCCAGACCAGTAAATATCAACTATCAAGTTAATATTTGGTGCAAGTACATGGCAGACATGGATCAGATTTTGGAGCAAGTGCGTCTCAAGTTTAACCCTGAGATGAATGTTCCTACAAAGTATTCAACCTTGGCAAAAGCGTTCATAACCTCTGAGGAGGCAGTCGGTTCAATGACTGCTAATGACAAAGACGATAGAGTTATAAAGAAAACTATCAATATTACTCTAAGGACTTATATACCAAGCCCTAAGTTCCTTGTCACTTCTACAGGTGAAATAGAAGAATTTAAGATTGAGATAACATGAGCCGTTTAGTAACTCATCAAGGAAGGCGTGCTGACTGCGGGCATATGCAGTCGGGCAGTAGTAAAGTTTTTGTTGGAGGCTTTGGTGTCTCTAGAGTAGCTGTAGATTCGGCAGGGGGTATTATTATTGGCCCTGGATCTCAAAATGTATTCGTAGAGAATTCTAAGGTCTCTATGGAACAGGATCTTATCTCTGCTCATGGAAAGTCCCCACATGCTGCTGCACTCACTCAGTCAAGCCAACAGAAAGTTTATGTTGGAACAGGATTTGCATCAGATACTGATCCTGATACAGGAGAAAGTGTTAGCACTGGAGATGCTCCTCGTCCTGATATTAATGTTAAGCAGTTTACTTCAAACTATGGAAATGGTGTTTTTGAGTTGTACTGCTCAGGGACAGGAATATATCCCCCAACAAATATGCAGCTTGCTGATTTTAACTGCCGCGCTCCTGGCTCAAACCCAACTCTAAACGATCCTCCTGACAATGTTGTTTATTCTTATCAAATAAAAAACGAAGGACAAGATGCAAGCCAGCGTCAAGTTGTTGGATTCTGGTTGTTCAGTGATCCTAACGAATCTCCAGATCAAGCAACCCTTCCCGTCGCAGGAGTGCTTAACTTCCCAGGTGCTCAATTAGTTGGCACTGAAGATGTTCCAAGTCTCGCCCCAGGGCAAACCCATTCTGGGACATTCGTGTTCCCCGATACATACAGGTCAGACTTCAACGCTGGCGAGTTCCCATCCTTAGGATTTGCTGAATATACCTTTGGTGTATACGCGGATATCTATCAGACAGTAACGGAGCCTAACGAACTAAATACAACTGCCACAATCAAGGTTCGAGTTTCTGATGCTTGTGGACCTTCTAGTAATATTGGATAAAAAACTTTCACAAAGCACTATCAAGGTGTAGTACATAGTATTGAGAGGATTTGTTATGAAAAGAGTTAAGAACGACTGTATGCAAACTATTGTTGTATTCTTTAACACTGAAACGGGGTGTCTAGAAAAGAACATGAAGCCTGGGGAAACAATCGTAGTTCCCGAGGGTTACATTACAGAACAAATTAAAACTCTGCACAAACGCAGAATTTTCAAAATCTCGAATGCTTGAGGATTAAGTTATGCCTAATTATGTGAGCCCTGGTGTTTACACCATTGAAAAAGACATCTCAGATTTCGCTCCTTCGATTAACACATCAATCGTAGGTATTGTTGGTTTTGCCTCAAAAGGCCCAACCAATAAAGCTACCCTGATCACTGATCAGAACAAACTTCTAAAAACTTTTGGATTTCCAAACGAAGATATTGTTGGTCAGGCTCTTGAGGGGGCTCTTGAGATTCTTGAGACCACAAACTCTGTTTACTTTGTAAGGGCTGCTAATGACAATGCCTTTGACGCTTCTGCTACAATGCAGGTCGGTCTTTGTCCTGCGGTTATTGTTTCAGGACCAGCTACTGCGACTAATGACGCCGAGGCTGGCGCTTGCTTTGGAGGCAACGCAGCAGGTGCTTCTGCCCTAACTTTAAGAATTCAAGTGTATGATAACAATGGAGTTGCACAATTTACTGAAAACTCCAACGCTGGAAAAGACTTCACTATTGTTACGGGAACTGCTGATAGTCAAGCTCTTGCTCTTAGAAAAATTATCGGTGGTGGTTTAGACGCTGATAAGGTAGGAGTTTTTGAGGATGGCTCTGCCAGAACAGGAGGCTTGGGCCTTTCTGGGGCGATTGTAGGCTCCTTCGCTGGATCTGGTGCCTCTATTAGTGTATCTGCTTGTACAGGCACAAGCTTCGATGCGGCAAATGGAGTATCTGCTCTTAAAGTTCATTATGGTCCTAGTGGAGCAGGAGCAGGGTTTGGTGTATCAGGACTTATAGCTTCGGCTGTTAGATCTTATGGAACCTCGTTCGAAAAAACTGGAAGTAATAGTTGTAATTACTTAGTAGAAAGTATCCATCCTGGCGCTGGTTACAATGGTGGAACCAAAGTTAATGGTGATACTAGTGGTAACTCAATCACCATTAACGGCCTAGGCGCAGAAAACTTTAGTGTTGTTGTAAATCAGGATGGTGTTGCTGAAGAAACATTCAAAGCGAACTTCCTCGGTTCTGGTGTTAACTTGGAAGAGGTTATCAACACTGGAGAAACCAACCCAACTTCTGAAATTATTAAAGGTAATCTTAGAAAGGATGACGCTGACGCCACAGCAGCAGAGCTACAAAGATTCACTGGAACTGCTGCAACTATCTTTGGAGCAGAAGGCTTCTCTGCAAGAACACAGGCTCTACTTCCTACAGGACTTGAGACTGATGGCGTGGGAACTCCAAGTGAACAAGTACATCCCAACACCGATAAGGGTGGTCGATTTGTAAAGCTTATTCAGTCGGCAGCAACTAACCTTACTGGTGGAACAAATGGTGACGATTCAGACCAAACTACTGCTCTAATTGGTGATGCATCTGTTGATCCCAAAACTGGAATGCAAGCTCTAGACGATCCTATTCTTAACATTGGGATTGCTCTTGTCCCTGGAGTCTATACTCAGGCAGTCCAGAATGCTCTTGTAACTCTTGCTGAGACTACACAGAACTTCTTAGCTCTAGTCGCTCCACCTCTTGCAATCGGAAATGTTCAGGCTGCAATTGACTGGACAAACGGAAAAGCAGCTACTACAGCTAACTCAAGAACTGCTGCTCTCAACAGTTCCTACGCTGCTGTCTACTGGCCTCATGTCAAGGTCTTCTCCGTGTTTGACGGTAAGGATCGCTTCCTAGATCCAACCATCTTCGGTGCAAGACAAATGGCCTTCACTGATGCGGTCGCAGATAGCTGGTTTGCTCCCGCTGGTTTCCGCAGAGGACGCCTCACCAAGCCAACTGAAACTGAGGTCAAGCTGAATCAGGGCGATAGAGACAGCCTTTACAGCGGTGGTAATGTTATCAACCCAATCGTTAACTTCCCACAGCAAGGCATCACAATCTTCGGCCAGAGAACCACTCAGAGAAATCCCACTGCTCTTGACCGAATCAATGTTCGTAGACTGATGATCTACATTCGCAAGATCATCCTTCTCTCCACTCAAAGATTTGTTTTCGAGCCTAACGACGAGTTTACTTGGGCACAAATTGAAGGAGTCCTTAACCCCTTCCTTGATGACATCCGTAGAAGACGGGGCATCACCGAGTTCCGTGTTGTCTGTGACGAAACGGTAAACACCCCCATCAGAGTTGATCGTAATGAACTCTGGACCAAGGTTCTCATCAAGCCAACCAAGACCGCTGAGATCCTCATCTTTGAAATTAACCTGACTAACCAGTCGGCTCAGTTAGGAAACCTATAAGGAGATAACTAATGGCTGAATCTTATTACAAAAAAGAATATAGAAAAGAATTTACCCCAGGTAAGGGTCTTCCTACGGTGTCCACTGAACTCGATTCGGTACGGGCTTATCAGTTCGAAGTTCACTTCTTTGGTCTTCCTGCTGACATCACCAATACAACTGATCTTACCTTAGCTGCTAAGAAAGTTGGTGGTATGGAGATGAAGAACGAGACAATCGTTATCAATCGTCTCAACGACAAGCTTCACTACCCAGGCCAAACAACTCCTGGCGAGCTTACCGTAGAGTTTGATAACCTTTACCTTCGTGAAACTGCCTCGGATCTTTACCGATTCTTCCGTCACACCTATGACCCACTTACTGGTGAGATGACCAAAAGCTCTAGACCAGGGGGCACAGGAACTACTTTTAAAGCTGACAAAGTTGAGATTGTAATGCTTGACAACACCCTACAGCCTCACTCAACCATCGAGCTTTACGGTGTCTACCCAGTATCATGGACTGCTGCTGAGTTCAACTACTCACAGAACCAGTTCCATACTTTGACGGTCAACTTCAAGTATGATTTCATGAATGTCTACGACTACTCAAACCCCACTGGAGCTTGATAAAGTAGGGATTTAATTCGTAAGGCTCAGTCTGAATGTATAAACAGACTGAGCCTTCTTTTGCTTATCTATAATAAACCATGGATTACTTCTCAGAGTTACTGGAGAGCTATAGCAAGCTCAAGAAGAGGACCTTTAAACTTACTTATATTAATGAGCAAGAAGACCCAAATGAAGCGACTTCAAACGCTCTGGGGCAGGCAGAAAGTGCCACGGCAGGTGAACCTTATATGATTCCTGGATCTCAAGGGGCTCTTTGGATGAGTGAGAAAGGCAAAGCTGCGGGTAGATGGACTTTTACAAAAGATCTTGCTGCATATAAGGGCAACCAGAAAGGTGGGCGAACAGTGTCCGTATTCGATGATCCTAATGACCCTGGTTTTAGCGAGTTACGAGCATTTCTTGGTTTTGGAAGTAAAGGAGATTCTGGTGTAGACCCTGGAAAGAAAGAAGAGGCCGAGGATAGTGAGGCTGATGCCGCCGCTAGACAGGCAGAATTAGAGGCTCAAGCAGCAGAAAAGGCTCCTTTTCACTTTGAAAAGGCAGGTTACTCTACAGATAAAAACGATCCCGAAAATATATCGCAAGGTATCGCTGCTGTTGAGAGAACCATGGTTGGTCTAAATCAGTATTGCGATGGTTTTGAAGATCCAGAAAAAGCGCCAATCATTTGTTCTCCTACACAAAAGACTAGACTTATCTCTAGTGAAGGCAACGCT